CCAATTTTATCTGCTGAACCATACTTTTTTAAAAAATCAGACAGTTCTTGTCGTTCTTCTAAAGACTCTATTCCTGTCATGTCTTTTACCTTAAGACCACCTCTAATTTCTGCTCTAGCGGGTCTACCGTATTTCTTATCTAGTCTAGTTCTTATTCTAACTTCTTCAGGATCTAACCCTGCACCGGCATATGATTTTAAAATGTTGTAGGGCTCCTCACCACCAAGATCAAGAATACGTTGTTTAGCCTCTCTTGACACATCGTCTTGTTCATAGGCTTGCTTATATCTTTCAGCAAGCTTTTTTGCCTCAAGAATACTCATGTTACGCCACCTGTGATGGTAATTGTAAATCCGATTGATATTTCTGGTTGAATAAAGCTATGTCGTCTTGTGTTTCTAAGTTTGCAAAATCTAGTAAAGCTTCTTCACTAGTTGCAATTAGTCTTACTACTTCGTCTGATACTTCTTGTGGTAGTCTTGCTCTTAGCTCTTGAAAAGTTAAACCCATAGAACCTCTTGGTGATTGTCCTTGTTCTGTGGGAGCCATAAATTTACCCTCTTGAGCTTCTACTCGACCGCCTTCTTTCATTTGTGCTCCAACTTCAGGTATGAATATTTCAGGTGCGATTGCATCAATGGAGTCTTTTGCCATCTGAGTAGCTATTTGATCTGTTGTCATGCCTTTATATTTTGTTAAATCAACACCTGTAGTTTCTAAATATTCTTTTATACTTTGATCACCTTGAGCAACAATTTTTTGATAATCACTTGCATCAAATTTAAACTGTTTAATTAAATCTGGTAAATCTTTTTGTAACGCTATTCTAGCTTCTCTTGACTGAACATTTAATTGTAGAAGATCATCAATGTAACCCGATCTTGCAGCCTCAGATGTATCTGGATCTGCTATTAGACCTCTTAGTCTTATGGACTCATCTAAGATTATTGATACTTTTTCTTTATTTTCTTGTGCTATGTCAAGATCAGCTGCTAATTCACGAGCTGTGTTGTAATCAGATTGAGCTTGTTCAAAAGTTGCAAGGTTTATACTAGTTCCTAATTCTGCTTGTTTAGCTTCTGATGCAGCTTTCTTTTCTCCTATGGCTTCAAAATCACCAATTGATTCTCCTGCTACTTGTCCTATTGTTTGTAAAATAGGTTGCCCTCCTGGAGCTGATGCTAATTTAAAACCTGCTCTTGCAAGCGCTAAACCTTGATCGTACGTTGGATCGTATTGAGCTGTTATCGCGCCTTCACGTAAAGCTGCTTCAGCTTCATCTCTGGCTGTTTTTGCACCGGCAACGTCATAACGCATTAAAGGATCTATAAAAGGACCTGTTGACGCTTGCACTCTATCTTCAGTGTTCATGTCCTCAAAGCCATCCATGATACCAGTGTTAGTGGTGCCACCTCTTTTAAACATAGGTCTTGATAATATTCTACTCATTACCCGAATGCCCTCGCTAGTCCTGCAATACCTAGTCCTGTTCCAAGAATAGTTTGTAGCGTGCTAGGCGGTGTTTGTTGTGTTGTTGCAAACTGTGTTTGTGCTCCGTATGCACCCATCAATGGAGATATCTGTGAACCAAAGAAGCCTAGTCTTTGTTGTGTTTCATAAGCTGCTTCACGGTTCGCTGCTGCCTGTGCATCTAGCGCCGCTTGATTAAGCGCTTGTGATTGTTGTCCGATAGTTGATAGGTCTCCAATGCTTCCTGCCACTAGTTGTGGTTGTAGTGATGCAAGACCCGATTGCACGCCACCTGCTTGTCCAAGCAGTGCTAAGTTCTGTGTTGCTTGTGCTTGTTCTAGTCCACTCAATGCACCAAACTGACTAATCGCCTGTGCTTGTTGCGCCTGTGCTTGCTGTAATCCTTGTGCTCTTAGATCAGCTTCTAGTTGTGCAAGACCTAAATTAGTTTGTGCATCAAATACTCCACGTTGCACACCTTCACGACCACCACCAAAGGCTCCTGCAGCTACAGCTTGGTCAGCGATTTGTTGTCTCTCTTGTAATCTTTTGTTCTCAAACGATGCTTTGGTTGCATCAATAACTTGTTGTTGGAAAGGTGACATGAACTGTGCTGTCTGTCCTGGTCCAACCAATCCACGAGCCGCGTCTATGTCTGCACGACCCACGCCTTGTCCTAGTAATGCTGCTTGTACACCTGCATCAGCTAAACCTGTTGCTTGTTGTAAGAATGGTTCAAAGCCCGCAAGTCCTGTGCCTGCTCCAACGTCTGTAATAGTTCCTGTTTGTGGATCAAAACTTAAAGCACCAAGTCCCGCTTGTGTTGCTGCCATTTGTTGTGCAGCTTTTTGTGCAGCTGTTACTCCAGCAACCGATGGTGCAAACTGACCGGTGTCAACTGCTTTTGATGGATCTAAAACTGGTAATAGTCTGGCGGTAAATGAATCCGCTGCTCCCTTTATAGAGGGTGCATATTCTGTTTTTGTTATATTTGTTACAGTTGACATTATACGACCATTGCCTCCAGTTGATCTTGTATCTTATACAATGCGCGAGCCCCGGCCCTTGGATCAGGTGACCCTGTCATTAATTTACCAAGTCCTGCTACTGCATTATCATTCAACACAAATTCATTGACCGATAACATTGCTGGCACATCGTCGGCTCTCTTAGCCCCTCCCATAGGTATAAACATTCCTTCTCGTGCGTCAACCTGTTTTCCTCTAGGTAAACCTGGGACTTTGCCTCCCTCTGATCTACGCGTTCTTAAGCTAGGGTCTTGTTTCTCTTTTAACATTTTTAATTCAGCGGCATATTTCTCTATTAAATCTCTATTAGCCTCAAGTGTACCGCCTTCCATAAGGTATCTTATTTCATCTTCTAATAGTGCTATTCTCTTTTCTTCCTCAGATACATCGTCTTCGATATCTTCTGGCAACGGTCTAAATCTAGAATCAATTTCACCTATCATTGGTTGTTTTGGTTTTCCAAATATTTCCATTAATGTTTCTAGTCCTCCCATAAATTTACCGTCTTGCGCTGTCATACGTTTTTCTTTTGTAACTTCACCACCCTCCTCGTATCCTGCACCGTCGGCCATTCTCTCTGCTTCTTCTTGCGAGAACCCTGCTTTCTTAACAAACTCTATATATATTTTTCTATCTTTTCTTCTATCAGCAGCTGATTGTATTTGACCTTGTCGTTCTTGTTCGTCTAAATCTATTTGTTCTTCTGCTGCGGCTTTTGCTGTGTATGGTAAACTAAATGCAGTTGCACCTTTAAAGAAACTGTCTGGTCCTCTGTCGTATTGAAGTCTACCTGTTGCTGGATTTAATGAAGTGCTACCTGTATATTCTTTTGCTGTCATTAAAGCCCTGTCAAAAAAACCTGCATTTTTCATTGCAGCGTCGTAAGCTTCTGTGCCGGGTGTAAATGTAACTGGAGCTTGAAACGTAGGTGCATCTGGTAAAATGGTATCCATACCAGGTCTTTGATCAAAGGTTGGTTTTTTTACTGGACCACTAATTTGTTCAGTTCCTGTAAAATCTTTTGGCACTCTAGCTCCTTGAATGCCACCAATACCTGCTGATAGTAATGTGCTCATCGGATCTATTTTACCTGATCCTGTTAATGCTTGTGTAAGGGCACTAGTTGTACCCGCACCTAGAAATCCTGCTGCAGCTGGACCCAACGCTGAGAACATACCGCCAACAGCTGGTCCAAGAAAAGCTCCGGCAACGACTGGTAAAATAGGTTTTAATTCTCTTGGGACAACTTTATTTACTACGCCCCTTACTGAATCAACAAAGTCACCTAAAAAAAATCCTCTTCGTTCTGCTAAATTTCCAATACCGTGTTGCATTATTTGCTAATCCTATAATTAATGTGAGTCCGCAAGTGAGCTATGCTTGAAATAAGCTCTTTGTTTTTTCTTAATTTACCGCTTTTTACCATAAAACGCAACTATGATTCCGAGCCTATATCAGGCATTTTAGCGACCTTTATATAAACACTTCTAGAGATGTCCTCTCTTTTTGTGTCTGTATCAGGGTTATCGACATCAGCGTCGCCCTCTGCATCAGAGTCATACTCTTTGCCTGTCTTTAAGTTTTTTAATACAACAGTAGTATCAACCTTTATTTGAGCTATTTTCTTATCGCCCTCGTATAAGTATGCTACTGAACCTGGTTCTTCAAAAGCCATGTTTCCTCCTAGTCTCTTGTTGTTTCTAATACAGATAAGACCACATGTAAATCATTGGCATTCTCTGCTTGCACTTTAATTACCTCGGACTCCTCCGCGACTAAAGGTTGAGTCAAAAGCTCGGTCGTTGTTTTAGCAGCTATATCTTTCTGCTTAAACAAACTAAATATTGTGCCACCTGAGTTTACCAGTGTGACCGTAATTTCGCACGCATTACTAGCATCGTCGTTTGATACCAGTATAGATTTTATAAGACCTGTTGTCTCTGCAGGCACCGTATATAAAACCGTTAGGTCAGTTGTTGTAAGATCAACTTTTTTATTTAAAAAACTATTGGCCATAGAACCATATAAACCTTTCTAATTCATCTTTTAGGTCTTGTTGAAAAGATGAGTTTAGTTGTTCAACAATAGAACTGGTTGATCTGTTAATCTGTCTTTGGTTTGACTGATCATATTCACTTGCTGGTTCTGTTACTCTTACTACTATCTTAGCCACCTCTTGCTCCATCTGGTTTTACATCAAGCATAAAAGTTCCGTATCTCCATGCTTCGTTTACATTTGAGTTTTGAATTTTTACATTTACATAACGACCACGTGCGCGTGTGTCTATTTTTGTGGTTGATGATGTTATAGAAAAAGGTGTGGTTTCTGATGCAGTATCAGAACTAGTTGGAAAGTCTTTTATGTTTACGGTAACATCAGCTGTGCCCTGTATGTTTTTAAAGTCAGGTATAAATCTACTAACAGATAAAAAGTTATCACCCGAAGATGCTTCGCTTTGTATGTCAAAATCATAAGACTGTATAAACGATGTTACGGCTGTAACAGTGCCGTCTTCGTTTGTTTGATCAGTGCCTATTTCATGTTCAAAATATTTTGTTTGTCCAAGACCACTCTGACCAAGTATTACAGGAAAAGTGCCAGTGCCACTGGTGTCAAATTTAGTAGCGTATGGTTTTTGATAAATACCAGAATCAATCCAAGAGGATCTTGACTCTGTTGATAATGACCATATGCCTCCAGGTATTTGTGCAGACTCTGCATAATTATATAAAACACCTTTGTTGTTAAAATCACTATCTGCTGGATACCACCAAACTATTTCAGAAAATAAATTGTTTAGCCCTGCATAAACTTGTTGGCCTTTAGTGTTATCAAAATTGTCAAATACTTCATCTTCTACAGAACAGGGCAATGTTTTAACCGTACCATCAAATGCAAAGAAACCTTTTGTGCTCATCCAATAAGCAACCCCATCAACTTCAATAGCAGCGTTCTTACCAACCAGTCCACAGTTTGTACCCACTTGTTCAAAACCAAACACAAAAGGTGATCCTACAAATTTCATGATGTACACAGCGTTGTCAGTAAATACTAAAATGTTTTCTTTTGCTTTTAATGCTCCAACAATCTTTGTGCCATCTTGTAATCTTTGTGTACCGGCTGTGTTGGTAGAGGTTGGTGTAAATGTGTTGATGTCCTCTTGTGATGAGAAACGTATAAACATATCATCTTGTGTACTAGAGGTGCCAATAGTTGTCTCTGTACCAAAGTGTATTAAGTGTCTAGTTGTTGGTGATATAAGTGTAAGCCTAGATGCTGTTGGGTTGCTACCTGTTGCAAAGCCACTTGTAGTCTTTGATGCTCTAACTTCTAATCTTTGAGCAGCGGCAGCGTTCCATGTAAATGTTTCTCCATTACTCACAGTTGCAACCAATACCTCACCAAAATTATCTAGTGACCATAGTCCTGGTTCTAGTGTTGTTTGGTTTGCAGGAAGAGCTGTACCCCATCCACTAAAATCTGTTGCGTCTGTTACAGTGGCGCCATTAGCGTGAGAGGCAGCTGATGTCTCTTCTCTCTTTTT